TCACTTTTTAAACAAACCTCTGCGATGCATCACGGTAATAAAACGGTAAAAATCATAACTCGCCCCATTATCGATGCTGAACAAAGGATTTTTGGTGTCGTATGCCAGTGCTGCATTCACAGCAGCTTTCGCCCATACTGGAACTTCCATTTGCTGACGCGCCTGCAGTTTATCCACTTGAGATTTGAGCGCGTCAAACGCTGCTTTCTCTTCGGCTGTCATCGGTTCGCCCCCTTTCGGTGGTTCGGTCGGTGGATTCGGGTGACTTGGATTCGTTGGATTGGAAGGCTCCGGTGGTTTTGGAGTGGCTGCTGCGTATCTTGCTCTGAGCTGTGCCGCTGTTCCCTCGAATTCATTCATATCCACGTTGCCACTAATGCCATTCACCTTGCCCGAATCCGTATACTGCCAGAACGTCCAACGCTTCCATGCCGGCTGGTCATCCGGTACACGGGTGTTGCTGTAACGCGCGATCCACAGATCGTATGAGCTGAGTGATGTATCAAAATTCCCGGCAAATGAATTGCCCGTGTATATGATCGGTTTTACACCTGTCAGACGTTGTAATTCGGTTAAAAAAGCTTTGGCAACCGTATTCATCTGCGCTTTGCTCAGGTTGCCAGGGTTGTTTTCGTAGTCCATGACGGGTGGCAGCTGTAACGCTTTGGCGCCTCCAACTTTGTTAAGTGTATTTGCGTAATGCGCCGCTTCTGCCTTGCCACCATCGGTAGATGTCGCGCGGAAGAAATGGTACGTTCCCACCAGCATACCCGCCGCCAGTGCACCTGTTACATTTTTCTGGTAATTGGGATCGGTATAGGTCTGTCCCTCTGTTGCCTTGATGAATACAAATGTCATGCCACTTGCCTTCACTTTGGCCCAGTCAATATTGCCCTGGTATCGGGAGACGTCAATGCCCTGTGTGTTGCCCGAACTTCTCGTTTGCATGTTTCTCACACCCTTTTATGCGGCAAATTGCCGTTTGTATATAGTTAATGCGGTTAGATTAGGGGTTGCTTGTGTGCGTGTCCCTTGTTGATGGTAATAGATATGTTCAATGAGTATCGATCCTCTTAGGAAAAATTATCAAGCCCGTACGCGACCGTTCCAGATACGGATCGTTCTTATGATCGCTGTTGTCTCCAAATTTTTATGATTTTATTTCTAATGGTTAAAATTTAGAGACAAAGGCGACCGCTCTGCTTCTTCAGAATCGATTCCGTCTCTTTCACTACTTGTAGGCTAATGGTAAAGACTTTCGACTCTGTAGTGCTCTATATCTTGCCACAGGACAATTTTGAATGAATGCTGAGCCTTTACTTCGTTTCATCTCTAATCTCTTGATCAACGTCCTCATGATCTGACTGTACAAAAGATTCTCTGGAATCAGGAGTATAGTTACCTGAGATCCCCCCGGAACCCCCTTTTCCCTTAAGCACTTCAATGGCTTGCCGAATCACAGGTGGAATCGGAGCGCCCAACTTGCCCCCATTTTCAATAATGGACAACAACTCATTTGCGATATAAAAAAAGGCGACGGCATCCCTGAACAAATGTCCGTCTCCCAGAACACCGTCCACTAGATGAGCCACCGATACCATTGCAAATATAAATACCTTTCGAGCGATGCCGAACATGCCGACATTACTCTCTAACTTGCCAGTCATACCCGCCGCCGCGATGCCGGTAAGGTAATCGAGGATGACGAATACGAGTAGTACGCCGAGTACGCCCGACCAGCCTCCGAAGAAGTAGGTTACTGAGCTACTCATGAGTGCAATTCCCCATTTCCATAGGGTATCCCATCGTTCCATGGTTTCACCTCCTTTGGTTTTAATTCTAGTCGTTGAACTTATAAAGCTAAGACTTTAATTCCTTTTGGTTACATACAAATTCTTCATATGCCAAACTATAAAAACTATTGGGACACCGCTACTCTGTTGCAAAATAGTTGTATGTCCTTTGATCTGTTATTCCTGTACCACTCACATTAAAACCATTTACAGTAGGTATGATTTTATCATCAACAGACAAGCCGTTATCTAAACCAACCACTCTGTTAAGAACACGTGTACCACCAGTACCATAGTTATTCCTTGGTGATTCTTCACTGTAGATACCATAATAAATATAGTTTGGAGTATTAGTAGCATTTGCAAATGTTATATGGCGCGGCTTAAATGCCAATCCATTCACTGAACCAGTTCCATTTGAGCCTATAACAAATTGTCCTGTCGCAAATTGCTTACCAGTTTTAATTTGCTTTATCTTGTTTGCTAATGTTGACCATGTGTCATTCATGGATGCGCTAGTTCCCATGGCGCTAATGGCATCCACGATCCCATTTTTAGCATTAACGCCAGATTGAAAAACATCAGGGCTCCATGCGCTCCATATATTATCCATACATGTTCGCATGTATAACGTTGGTGTATTATGCGTATCCAATCTCGATGCACGTTGAATTACATGAGTTGGTGCGTTTGAATGCACAAGGACTTCGACGTAAAACCAAGCATTAGCCACACCACCTGGTCCATTTATAGCGTTGAAACAATCGTACTGTCCACCAGTCTTTATATTATTCAAGTCAGAACTGTGGGAGAGTTGAATAACGCTACCGTTATCCTGTGTAATTTTGTACTTCTGCCATGGCTTATTGTCTACGTAGTTTTTAAGTGTATCTCCACTTGGAATAGAAATATTTAACATGGATAAGGCCGCCACATTCTGCTGCACGGTATCAGTCAGATTCATAAGCAACGCCTTTTCGTTGTCTGCGATTGAGCCGACAAATGACACTACCGGAGATGTGTCCATCATCAGGTATGTGAAACTGTAAGCCGCGGATGGATCATATAAAGCTTGAGGTATTTGGGAGGTTATCCCATTACTTCCTCCATCCACATAATCTAACCATTTCGGTTTGTCTGGTTTTCTGTCACGGAAAATACTGTTGATCTTACGCGGCGTGTGTTTTGTAAGGCTACCAGATAGTACCTTAGAGTTAATGTAATACTTATCGCCGCTTAATTGGGGCTTAACGCTTTCCCGCAACACAATCCCTGTACCAACCTCAACCTGATTATCGCCCTCTACAAACGTCAATTGCCCCTCTGACGTGATAGGCTCGACTACAGGTGTTGCAAGTTTGTATAGGAGTTGGTATGGTGCGTAATTAGGTACTTTTGATGTTGGTAAAGTACTCGCGGCAGATCCGTCTACAGTGTTTGCATCTCCTACTGGTATATTTATATATCTCCAGTACTTTGATCCACTACCCGTATAAGGAGAGTCAGATGCATCCCCAGTGTACATCTTCCATCCCATGTAATACGCCTTAATCTCATCTGCTGTCGGTGTGTATGAGTCTCCCCATCCACTGTCGGTGTTGGCTATAGAAATTTGAAAGTTATCGAATACGTCATTAGCACCGGATGATCCTATGTTCAGATTATCAGCTTGACTACTAACGGTTGCATAATCTGTTTCCTTAATAATTTTCCCATGGTATTTAGTCAGTAAACCTGATCCATCTGCGGCTGGAGACCCAGGTAAAAGTGCATTGACAACCTTAAAGCCTGTACCTGATCCAAAAAAGGAATGCGTTAATGTTCCATCCAGGGCAATCCGCTTCCATTTCATCAATTTGAAATATTGACCGTCCTTCTCAAATACTTCGTCTGCATCCGTATCTGTTAATGGATTATCGTATAACTCCGTTTGCAATGCGAGCATAACGTCTTCACGTGGTTTGAATGGTTTGGCTGTTGTTCGAATCGAGAGCATTGGATTACTGAAGAAGTACGATCCATTTCTTGGGATATTGTAGATGTTTGAAAAGTAAATACGGACGGTTAATGCTTCTGTTGTGGTGAAAGTTAGTGATTGGTTAGGAGTATTCTCCACAATAACTTTATTATTAATTGGATCGGTTACGGACAAATAGCCATTATGCTCCGCGCTATAAGTGTAAGAAACTCCTCCCGAAAGGACTAAGTCTAAATAATAATAGGCGTTCTGAGAATTTGTAACTGTGTACGTTGATTTGTAAGCACCCTTTATAGATGCAGGATTGATCCCAACAGTGTTCCAATCATAAAGTGGCGGCAACAAATTCTCTCCATATCGAATTGCATATGGATTCTTTACTGGTTGCAAGCTGTCAACGTAAGGATATTTAGCTGCGATTTGATCATCTGTCAACGATTTGTCAGCTTCTGATATTTTATAAATTGCCGCCTGAGAGTATTGTACTTGTGACCCGTTTGAAGCCGCCGCTGTAGCATATGTTGCCGCTAATTTTAATCCTAAGCTTGAATTCCACCCATCTACGATTGCTTGTGTTACTGTGATAGATCCATACATGTCATAAGTTGTTCCATTTAGCGGATTACTGATGTTTTTGGCAATAACTCTGCTAAGAGTGGCCGAATAGAGATAGAGCTTCAATTGTTGAACAGTTCCAACAATTGGAGTTGCTCGAACACGTAAGAACAATTTATCTCCTACTTTTGGAGTAAAAGAGGAAATAAATTTATTGTTGGACACTTGAGGATTTATATCTGATCCGTTACCTGTTACAGTTAAAATGTTATTTGCTACTGCCTTTGTACCAGCGAATTCACTCCAATTATTAGCTACTCCGAAATTACCATCCCGCCCCAACAAATTCACCAACGTACGTCCCTTCAATCCTTCCAACTTAAATGCCGAGGCACGTTCAGCATTAATGATCTGCATTCCTGGCTCCAACGTCACCGATCTCCGCTTCTCCGTATCCAACCGTTCTTGAATACTGCTCACCTGTGCCGCGGTTTCCTCAGCCTTTTCTACAACTTTCCCCACACCTTTATCAACCTTCTCCCAGTTCTGATCCAAATACTTATCCAGATCAAAATAGGTCGTCGATGGTGAAGAACGGTCAATCTTAGTCAACCCCAAATTTGGTGTTTTTGGTTCATTCATTTAAGCTCCACCTCCTGCAAATTTATCTTGTTGGGTCTGTTCGATCTCATCCAGCGTCATGCTTTCAACCTCCGCAATCGTCAAATACCGCAGACGATAGTCCACGGTCATATGTGCTGGTTTGATATCTTCAATCGCTGCCTTCAGATCATCCAGATTGGGCGGCAAACCCCAAGTGTCGATGAATCGTATTCGGATCAAGTACTCCTCGGGCGTAACGGATACATCAATCCCGCCACTTTCGTAGGCCTGCGCCACGTTCTTGAGCATGGAGCCTGAGACTTTGCCGCTGCCGCGCATTTTGGAAATGATTACGGATCTCCGCTGGTCTTCTGGCTTGGCTTGATTTGTAGGAATCTGCAAATCCCGCTCATAACGTTCCAATGCCCAGGTCGCAGACTCCGGGTAGAATTGATCCAGCACGCTTTCCAAACCCACCGTAAGCTTGTCCAGTTCTACACCTTCGGTCTCCGTGAGAAGCTGCATCTCAAGCACATTTTCATAAATTGGGGGCAAAAGAGTCATTAACACCTCTGCTTTACTCATGTCACCTTCACCGTCCCAAGAACAGCTACTGCGCCGGGAGCGATCTCCAGATTGGACATACCACCATTCACCAGCAGATCGCTATAGTCGATCACAGGCGGGATATCCAGAATGACATTGGCAATACGTGTCCAACGAACCAACGGATCGGCAAAAGCCAGTTCTTTCAGATACGCCGTAACTCCCGTTTCAATCAGTGTCTTCACGCCCTCGTACGTTGAACCAGAAGCAAGCGTAACCTGTACCTCGACATCGATGGGTATTTCTTCCGCCCCCACCACCGTGACCACAGGTCCAATTGGAGCAGCACCTTCGCCCATTCCATCTTGGGATGGATCGATATATTCCTGCACTGCGTCAATGACTGCCTCAGCAGGTGTTTGCATTTCGTTATTCAGCAATGCTACTTTGACTGTACCCGGACCATCCCATAGTGGAAAAGCTTTGGCTTTGCCAACACCAGAGTTCTCCCGTGCCCATAACTCATACTGATATTTGTTGGCACTCGTAACCGGACGGGAAACTTTGTCCTGATAGCGGTCATACAAAGCCTGATCCGTTTCTTTGTCTTCTCCAGGAACCAGCAAATTTGTCAATTCAGCTGTCGTCAGGCCAGCAATATAATCGATGGGCAGCAGCGCCCCTGTATATTCATTACCTTCCGCTCCCGCGACTTCACATTCCAACACATATCGTCCTGCCGCGATGCGCTCCACAACAACATACACCCGATCCCCAGTGGAAAAACGACTATCCAAAGGAACCTCAACAGGCTTACCTTCGTTATCCCGAAAACTTCCAACCCAACGTGCCTTCGTGGCCGCTTTTCGACTAATGCCAGACCAAGCCACCGCGCGATCCAGATACTCTCCAGATGCTGTATCCGCAAACTTCAGATTGGCGTTCACATCCAGCTCGATATACATCTGAGCCATCTCCACAGCCGCAGGCGCAAGCGCATCATAGATAATGCTGCCTTCACGTTTATCCACACCATCTGGTACCCTATCCAGCATTCGGTTTAAAATAACTTCAAACGTCTGCTCTTCATACATCCATGTTCACCTCCGTCTCTTCCCTGAAGCTGCCAAAATCTGTTTCCACGGTAAAAGAAACCCTTACCCCATCGGCCTCGTGGACAAACTCAAACTCGGTTACATCCGAAATACGATCATCCGGAAGCAACGCTTCGCGAATCCAGCGTTCCAGTTCCGATTCAACCATGGATCTCCCGGCCATTCCTTCCCAGGACCATTCCATGCCGTAATCTGAAGAATAGATTAGATGCTCGTAGCGGCGTGTAGACAACGCTTTGTACACCGCCTGTTTTACCGCATCTGTTCCATCCAGTTGCAGTCTTCCAATTCGCTGTCCCGAAGCTTGAATTACATACGTCAGACTTGGAAGTACAGCAGTTTCTTCCTGATCTTCTGCGCTAATCTGCGCACCCTGTGGAATCATGGATTCACCAGCCGATCCAGCACGACAAAACTGTCTCCACCTTGAACACGTAACAACAAAACATGGTCACCCACGGTCCAAGCTTTGTGCATTACGGATTCTGGTAGTACCAGAAAAGGCTCAGCCAATGCCAACCGTTGTTCAACGGTGATCTCCAGAGGCTGGGTGTTTGTCACGCTTCCGTACATTACCTGAACGGGAGACTTGGCATCTACAGCGGCCACCGCCGCCTTTTTAATCACGTCCAGCATCATTTATCGTTACACCACCTTCAAATCCAGTGACATCGTATGCACGCCCCCCTGTACCTTATGCGTACATTCGTCTACCAGAAAATATTGATTAATCTTGAGTTCATCGATCTGGATGTTAACAAAACTGCCTGCCCTCACCTTGAAATCACCAAGCGCATCCACTTTCAACGTCTGCATCTCGCGGTTACGGAGGGTCATCAGGGTCTTCAGCATGTCATCAATCTGACCTTCGTTCAGGCCATCATCCGCTTTTTGGTACAAAAAAAGCAGCCCCCATTGACGGATGCTGCCTGAATCCTGATGAACATAGGTTTCTCTTTTTCCCGTATCCTTGTTATCCCGATACAGCTTGATCTTGTTATACGTCTGGTCGTCAATCGACCGCGTATAGCTGTAATCCGTGAGCAGACTGTTATCCCCAATAACAAAGCCGTAAGGCATCTCTTCCACATCCCGAAGCACAAGCTTGCCGAAATCATCGTAGAAGATGTAGTTTTTACCGCCATAGATCAGCGTCCGGTCCAACGCCTCACAGATCATGTCTATCAGCTTTTTATTATCAAATACCATGCGCGGAATAACGTATTTTGGCTGGATCAGATCACCTGTTTTCAACAGAAATTCTTTGGCAATTCGTTTGATCACATCCGTAGCCGTTGCGTTAACGAACTTGTACGTCTGATTCGCGGTTAGATAACGAGTCTGGTCGTAGGCTTTGATTTTGACACTTTCGTCCTTGCCACTATCCACTGAGAAGATATATCCGTAAAATATGCCTACCTCGTTACTGATATATTTCACAACATATCCATTCTCATATGTGAATTTCTTATTCTGGTACAGACTGCCCTTGATCAACGTGAATTCCAGAGAGGAAGGCTTGCCGATGCGGGAGGTTTTGTACGTAATGTCACCGGCAATTTCGCTAATGTCCCAGATGTTGCCCTGCTTGTCATCCAGTAATACCCGTTCCTTCATGTTTGCCAGCTTATCATCCAGCCTGATCTGCTCTTGCATACTGCCTCTCCTTTCACGGAAGCTTGATCACAAGTCCAATCGGCAGCTTCTTCAGTTGTGCATCTTTGATGCCATTCAGCTTCTGCAACTCTTTCCAGCGAGATCCATCTCCCAGATGGGCTTTGGCTACAGACCACAAGGAATCTCCTGCTTTGAGTGTGACGGTCTTGGGCTGAATTTTTTCATTGGGCCGGGAGGCATTGGTTTTTGTTTTTGAAGCAGCCGTATCCTTGCTGTCCTTGAGTGGCACTACTTTTTTGGCGGCATAAAAAATGAACTGCTTCAGCTTGATATCATACTGGATATCCCCCACCGTACCCGCTGTCTCCTTCCAATCGAAGCTCTCAATGGAAACCGCCATATTAATGGTGTATCTTGCACTAGAAAAGAACAGTCTGACGGGTCTGCCCGTCTGCATCCAGCGGATGATCTTTTTCACATATTCATAGGGATCACGGTAAAACTGCTTCTGAATTGCCGGATGTCTTGCATCATAGTTCAGATGATACGGGCTGTAGTCTGCCGGAAAAATCCCGCTGAAACTGACTTCACGCAACTTCGGCGACTTGATCACGTTAATTTCACCCAAAGCGCTAACGTTAAACGTACTACCGTCTCCCGAATCCGAAAACTCAATGCTCTCTGGTGTCACCGGGAAAAACATATATTCAGAGCGGTTATTGAAGCTTAGTTGAATATAATATTCCATCTAACCGTACACCCCCTGGGCACTGGAAACGATCTGACTGTTCAGTCCATCAGTGATTTTGCTGATGATGCTGTCCACGTCATGTCCGCTGTTGATATCACCCGTGGTGACCTGAACAGTTGGCGTCAGACTGACGAATCGCTGAATCGCCTGCATCTCTGCAAGCTCACGCATCAGTTTTAGATCTTCACTGGTGACATCCACTGTACCATCCACATCACCGATCTTGTCCACCTGTCCGATATTGTTGATTTTGTTGATGTTACTCATGTTGTTGGGAACGACCGTGGGAGCGGGTGCAGTTGGCATCGTTGGCATGGTAGGTGTTTTGGGATTAAAGCCGCCGAGGTTTCCAGGTAAACCTGTATCCTTGGAATCCGGATCAGGCAGGGAAGGTATTTTTGATAATAGTTTTTTCGCTACATCTTGTCCCTTGTCAGAAACCTTTGGATCGAATTCTCCGTCCATCCGTTTCATGTGGAATACATCTTTGTCACTCTGAGGCTCAAATGATTTTAATGTATCCATCCAGCCCTTGACGTTTTTACTAGCAATGTTGATATCGGCTTCGGACATGACAGCCAAATTTGTACCAAAGGTATCATTAATAAAGGAAGCTACCTTCCCAATTGCCCCCATGGCTTTGCCCAGAAAGTCCTCAATCCCTACAATAATATTGTAAAACATCTGCATAGCGAACATTCCCAAATCATAAAGCAATTTTTTACCTGCATAGATTGGATCTTTAAACAGGTTAGCTATGAACTCTGCGAATATAGCAAATCGATTCCACATCGTGGCAATCACAACCCTTACCATCTCTCCAAGCAGCATAAATGTACCGATAATTGCTCCCAAAATCTCAGTTCCCGATATTCCCATCATGCTTAAAATACCGATAACAGCTGCGATGGCAGCAATGACGAGCAGAATAGGCCAATTCAGTAATAACCAAGCTGCAACCAGACTGTAAACTTGGATAATGACCAAAGCCAGAGCCACAAGCGCAAGCGCCATAAGGATCGGCTGAATAATATCCCAGTTTTGTTGGATCACACTTGCTATATACAGAATGCCATCTACCAACATCGTCAGCGCGTTTGCCGCAACCGTAAATGCATTGCTAAGCCATTCAATAATGCCAGTGAATTCACCATTGGCAAAAGCCTCATTTAATCGATCTAGTAAAGGCGTCAGGGCAACCAGAGCTGCCTGTCCAATCTGGCCGAGAACCCCATTAAACTGATTCACCAGTGCATTCCACTTCTGTAGCGGTGAATCCAGCATTGTGTCGAAAGCCTGTTGGGTATAGCCTTGTTTTTGTAAAATGACATCAAGCTTTTGTATAAAATCATCCAGACTGGATGAATCAATACTTTGTTGCAGACCTGCTCCATTCAAAATCTCTTCTGGAATATTAAAAGAGCTTGCCAGTTCACCGTTATCACCATTCATTGCGGCCACCAAAGCCCCTGATGCATCCGAGATACTTTTACCGTCTGGAGAAAGCATGCTTAACCGTTTAGTCATGTCTCTCAGCTGATCAACCTGATCCGTATTCTGCGCATACGGGATGAGAGATAATGCACCTTGCAAAGCATCCGTAACATTTTGTCCGCTCTTGAACGCTTCCGCACGGTAGCCATTAAAGATCGTCTCCCCCTGAGCATCATCACCCGTAGCAGCCATATAGCGATGCTTCAGATCCTCTTCCTGCGCCGCTGGTACAAGAACCGCTTGTCCTGCTGATTTCATCATGCTGATCCAGAAACGCACGCGCTGGGCTCCTTCTGCAAAAGCTGCGTTTACTTTGGCTTGTTCCTCGGATACCCCTTGTAACAGTTTGGATGCCATTGCGATACTATTTAACCGTGCAGAATTAAACATGGCACTTATAGCAGCAGGTAATTGTTGAAATTGCGTTACTATACGTGTTGAAGTAAGGTACAGTCTTGCAAACATGGCATACATTCATTTCTCCCTCCTTTCCTTTTTTATTTTTTCCGGGCGCGATTCTTGGATCGTTCTTTCTTCTCTTCCTCCACCCGGACGGATATCATTGCATAGATGGCCGCTCGTTCTCGCATGGAGAAGGCCATTAGCTCATGAGGCAAAATGTTCAATTCATGGAGAGCGTAATAAGCCAGGTTGGCTTCGGAATCGCCCTCTTTAATTAGTTTTTTACGTCATCCACCAGTTCGTTCATGTCCTGATTGAAGCCGTTCAGCTTCTGAACCTGTTCGCCGAGCGAAGCAAATTCCCCAGGCAACAGCATTTTCCGCAAAAGCGATTCCGCCCCCATTACGCCATATGAACGCTGGAGTTCTGCATTTTTCAGATCGGGAAATACTACACTTGCACTCATCAGGCGGGCCATGTAATCATTCGCATCGATGTCGGGTGTGTAGACACCGTTTTTGCCCTTAATTTTGCGGGTAGCCGCTTTGCGGCATTCCTGGTTTTCGTCTTCGGTCATGCTGCGCAGTTTCCAAGCAACTGGCTCACCTTTATCATCTTTGAATCGGGGGGATACGATAAACTCCTCCGTTGTATCCGTTGCTGCATTTTGGGCAAAAAACATACTTAATCCACTCATGTATTGTTCCTCCTCTAAAGTTAGGCTCCCCGCCGCAAGAAGCGGCGAAGAGCAAAGTTTTGACATGCCAAATAGCCCGTAACACAGGCAAGTTGAATAGGTTTCTTTTACAAACCCGTTGCTAATTTATTTATACTCTTAATAAATCTCAAATCATTATGCTTTCCCCGCTACATTACTTCGGCAGATTGAACGATACAGGCATATCGACATCTTCAAACGTAAAACTCACTTCTTCCTCCAGCGCCTCAGCCTCGGTATCCAGGGATGCCATGATCACACTGTCGAGATTGACTCCTTTGAGGGTCACGGTCTGTTTACCAATCGTGGACGAAGGATCTTCGTTGGTCACTTCAATGTCGAAGTACGTGTCCACACCATTCTGCATGTACTGGAGCATCAGCTCGCGGAAACGGGAAGTGGTATAAAAGATCGTCATGGAACCCGAGCCAGACCAACCGGTTGCTTTGTGCTGTACGCCGCGGCGGCCCAACGTTTTGACCTCTGCTTTTTGTTTCTCTACCGTTGCTTCCAGTGTCTTCACATAGAACATTTCTTCCGTCTGTCCGTTAATCGTTGCGTATGCGCGGCCTTCCTGGCCGGAGATTGTGTCGCTTGCTTTCAAAAATGCCATCTTAAACCACCTTCACTTTCATATATACTTTTTCAACGGAATCTACTGGTTGGACCTGAATCTCGATCAGAATACTGTCGGTTTCATTGCCTGGAGCAACAGTGATATCTGTTTTGGAATCAAAATTTTGAATCGCCCCAATATCCTGAAGTTGCTTCAGATAGGTAACACATTGGGAACGAAACAGGCTGCGCCCATCTTCGTTGTTGTTCACTTTACCGATGTAATAGGACTCGAAGATCCGTTTCATATCGTTAGCGATACCATCGAGAACACGCACCACACGATTTTTGGCAAAATGACGTGCCTTATCCGGTGTCACCGAACGGAACGTATTTACATCCTGCTCCACCACCGCGCGGTTGCTGCTCGCCGTAAACACAAACTCGCCGTTGCGCAATGCTGCTTCTGTCTCAGTATGTGTCAATCTGCCATTCACATCCACGGCATCGTCATATGCACGGAACGTCAGGGATTCATTCAGGTTAGCTCCCGCTGTTGCACCGGCAGTCCATGCTACGGTTTGTTTCGGCGTAAGAACGGTACCGTCTGCGAGCACAACACCATTTTTGATACTAATAATGCCTTCATGATCTGCAGCCGGATAATCGGACAGAACCAGTTGCACCTTCTTGCCCTCGGTATCACGCAAGCGCTTGATGTAGGCTGTGTAGACTGACTTGAGGGTGGCATCGTCTGAAATCAGACCGACTGTGTTAAAATCCAGTACTTCCAGCTTGGTCAGGAAATCAGCATGCTCTTGGTTAGTTATTGTACCATCCAATCCACCCGTTAGTGGAAGTGACGCTGTAGCTGTGAGTGCACCTTCACCAGTAAATGTGACGTATGCGTTGGATTCCAGAGCTTCGATGGTGGATGAAGTTTGTTTGTCCACTTCTTTACCCGCAAGCAACGTGGAAACGTCCAATTGTTCCGGGTCATTGATATTTGCTGAGATTACAACAGCCAGATCATTACCACGCACACCATCGTGTTGGGCTGTCACTGTCAATTTGTCCAAGGTTGCCTTGGCCTGGGTCCCTGCATTGAGTCGGTACAGAAGCAATGTTTGCGCACGTTTCAAAGCTTCACGAATCAGCAGTAATTGAGGTGCTGTCCAGTCATAGCCCAATTTGGCTTGTACATCTTCACCTGCGTGTACCGTCAGAATTGTGCCTGCTTGTCCCCATGACAATGGAAGGGCCAATGCCACCGTTCCCCGCTCCCCTACCGTACCCGGTAATGAGCCCTCCGATGCAAAATTCATATATACGCCGGGGCGTACCTTGTTTTGTGTTGTCCATGTTCCTCCAGCCATTATTGTGCCTCCCCATTCATAAATTGTTGGATGTGTTCTTGCGCTTCTTGCAAAGTGTAAGTCTCTTGTTCCAGCAGAACTGCTGCCAAAATGTCTTTCTCGATCCGGCTGAGTTGCCGGGATTCGGCGAACTGTGTTTTGCTGTATTTTGGGTTGTTTTTCTGTTGAGCTTCCGGATCTTTACGATCCTGTTCCTTTTTCGTAAACATCGCCAATGCGCCTCCTATTCCTTTCATACGGATCCCCTCGTTCGGTTAGTTAAGTTCAATAAAAAAATAGCTATACTGACCACTTCAAGGACAGGATAACCATCGTTATGTTGAACTAATATCGTTATTCTCTTGTAGCTTTAAGTGTAGAAGGTCGCTGTTCCATTTGTTGCATGGTGGCGGCGGACTCCGACACTTTGGTGGTTCGCATGGTGTAGTACACCAGCATTCGCGGAGTATCGTTCTCCGTCTCCCAACGCATCTCCGTTGCGCGATAGGGGGCACCTTCCACGTTTATGGTTTCCAATGCTTCAAACAACTCGTCCGGAAGGGTTGCCGGGATATCGTTTGGATCGAGCCAGCGGATTTCAAAGGCGTGAGATTGCACGAAGCGATCGCTGCGTTCCCGGGTGAGTTGGGCGGACTGCAGACGGTAGGATATGCCCGAGGTGGAACCAGTGCCCGTTTGGGGGAGGATCGGGATGTTCGGGAAGTGCTGAGTTAGTGTTGTAGAGATAGAGTCGGTTAAGTGGTTTATGCTCATGGTTCACCTCCTTTGGGGTTGAATATTTTTACAAAAGGTATCGTTTCTATATGACACCGGACTGGCATCCGATTTTTCGTGTCCTATATATGAAGCCGCTGAGCTACCTGCTGCCAAAATACATTTACCTACTTGTCTCCAAATCAACTCCCCCTGAATTCAATATGAAAGCCCCTGACGGCTCTAGAACATAAAAATAGCGCACCACTTAGGTACGCTCATTAAATCCCTTCGGTTTGTTCTAAAATGTAATCTTCGACTGCTTGCCGATAATCAGCATTGGTGATGTTATCCGACAAGTACACCTGACCCGTTTTTGGATAAAGTCCTTTGTCCAAGATTTTTCCGTTGCATTCCTTACAACCACTTGGTTAACCATTACAAAATCGCTCCTGTATTTACATTAGCCATGGGCAAAGTTTGGTCTTCCAATTCTTTTATGTTCTCTTCCGCTGTCAGTTCGGTATGAATCCTTTCCAGCACTGGCAGTTTTGTTTAAGGATCAATTTTCACAATTCGATAAATGTTAAGGCGTCTCATCATATTCCAGATCAATGTGTTCCAATTTCGTAATCTCGTTTCGTGTCGAGCGGTCACCTTGCCAAATTGAAGCTACAATTTCACCGTATTGATCATATATATAATTCTCATTCCTGTTTGCATTGTATTTTCACTTCCTTTCCTGAATATATTTATTCGGGTTTTAACAGACAACAGTATAAGCTTTCCCGGCTCACAACGTCACACCCTTTCCCCTGCTATCTCTCTATATCAACCATAAGCTTCCCAAGTTACTTGCTTACCAGAACCGAATACTGCTGGCAACCTGAAACCTGTTTCGTTTACATACGAACTACTGACATTCACCTTGACATAGTTAGCGTTAGCTGTAAGGCTGTACAATCCAGAAGGGGAATTTCCCGTTTTATCAAAATAAATAAAAGCGTAATTACCATCTGCATCTAAGGAGACAATAACCTTCGGCTTAAAACTCAACCCTGAAACCTGGGCATAATAAAAATTACTAATAGACCCATTGGTTAAAGCAAATGAAAGTTGACCTGTAGATATAAGCGCCGTTCCGGTATCATATTTCACCCCATTTGGACCACTCAACCCGTAATTACTCAGTGAGAAATTATCAAGTGTCGGCATTAGGTCACGTCCTTCCCGGATAGATGCAGGCTTATAAGATTATTCGCGTTACATGTGATCGTAAAACCAGGTTCAAGTACCGCATCGAACGTAGGAACTAAAATTGTGTCGTATGCTTTGACCTTAAATGCATTCACAATCCAGGTTCCTGCAAATGCTATGGAAAAAGAAACTTCCGTGTTGTTGGGGTTGCAAACAACCAGACTTTTTATAATTCTCTTCGCCGCGGTAACCGAACCAATCCCCTTGTTCCCATCAGCCGCGGCAATGGTTGTCCTATCAATTTGCCGCGCATAGTAATAATCGCTATTGACATCGTTCGTTTCGTATTCCACGCCGCTAATGTAATAGCTTATCACACTGGTAACCGATGCGCTTATCTTTATGGTGTCTCCTGTGCCTGATAAAATTTGGTCAACAACTGGCACGATGATAGAATCGTTTGGTTTTATTGAATAGTTAATCAGGATGTGGTACCCATTCAAAAGTACGCTCACGATTATAGGGCTGGGGGAACTGTTGTTCAGCATCATGGATTTAATGACGATTGCTTTTGCTCCGCTTGGTGGCGTGTATATCGTTTGTGGGATACCTATGCCCGCCGTCACCAATCCACGAGCCAATAATTTACTTACATCAGGCATCTAAAACGCCCCCCATGGTTTTCGTTTTGGTTTGGTTGCAATCTCATACAGTGCCGAATCATCACCCTCGGCGCTGTAAGGAACATCGGCTGAACCCTCTGATAATTTAATCCGCGCAATGCCCTTTGTTGTATTCGTCACTGGTCCAGCAACAACAAGTCGAAGTCTTATTAGATTCACGTTTTCAGGTATTGTTATTACACCCGATTTACGGTGCCATCCAGCATTAAGGTTTGCCGGAACTGAATCTATCGTGGTGCCTGTAGAGGCGTTTGTCACTTCTACGGATAAAGTTCCTGTTGTCATACCTAATGAGTAAAAAACAGCCTGCAACCTATACACTCCAGGGATAGAGGTTATGTCTGAAGATTCCAAAACGGCATATGAATTGCTAACTACAGGTGCAGACGATCTGAAAAAATTCAACGCCTTGTTACTTAAAGCGTAGTTCCATGCGTAAGATGTGGAAGAACTTATATCTTTCCAAAATTCCAGACCTAAGTTAGCAGAAGAGTTTTTAACAAGATTGGATGAAGAAACTTCGATGATAGGTTTTACCGCTGCGGTAGCGTACCCCTGGGCGTTAGCGTTGGCTTGGTTCAGCATTTCTTCAAGTTCTGCTCTTGTAGGTACTTTCTTCCACGCACCCCATCCGAAATAGTAGTTTCTTTGGAACACCTCTAAGTTGCCAGGCTGGAAGGTGGTCAGGGTTTGCAACACTCCCGCATGCGGCTCGACTGTCAAGTGAAATGCCTCTCCTGTTGGGGAATTAAGCAAGGTTTCTACAGTAGCATTAGCAGGACAATAATATTCCCCTTCTGTAATATAGCTATTAAGATCAGATTCCGCAGGTATAAGGATGGATTCACGTGTTGCAACGCCTGCGTCAATCTTTTCAAAAATCCTGTTAATACTCTCTCGGGTCACATTCTCGTTCCCCAAGGGAAGAGGCAATTTCAGTCGATCTGTTTCTTTTGGCATTACGCCCACACCTCCAGTTCATTCCACGTCAAGGACGCGGCATCGAGTTCGTCCCATGTCATCTTTTTGTCGTCCAGATCATCCCAGACCAGATAACGATATTTATATCCCACGGTCATATGGGCTGGTTTCAATTCTTCAATTGACCGTTTGAGATCATCGATATTGGGCGGGATGCCCATCGTATCCACAAAACTCACCGTAAAACTCCACGCTTCCGGCTGAAAAGTTACATCCACCTTGCCCCCCGCATACGCCTCAGCCACACTCGCAACCTGCCTGCCCGAAAACTTCCCGGCACCACGCAGCTTCGACTCCACCACGGCACGCCTTTGTTCCACAGGTTTGAGACGATCCGTGTCAATGCCAAGCTCCTGCTCCCAGAAATCCAGGCCCCACGTCGCTGTACGGACAAAAAATTGATCCAATGTTTCATCCAGCGCCTGATACAGCATATCCATCTCGGTGCCTTTGGCCTGCATATCGGCCTGCATGATACGTGAAGTCTCATAATACCTTGGCAAATACGAGAACAACTCCCGCCCTTTCTCACTCGTCAGTCCAACATCTACAATAGAAGGAGCACTCATGCCCTGTCCCCTCCCTTCCTTGCACATCAACATGGAGCGTCTCGCTTACCAGCTTCAACTCAGATCGGCGTACTTCTCCCAATCTTCCTTGGTGTCCGCACTCCAAAACTACTTCCTCGTCCACCATCTGCCCAACACTACTCATGCACATCCACCGTCCCCAGCACGGCCACCTGACTCGCGGTCATCTCGATATTCTGGTCGCTCACACCGTTCACGGTCAGCTCCGAATAGTCGATAATCGGCGGAATGTCCAGCAGAATCGCGGCAATACGGGTGTAACGAACGAGTGGATCGGCAAAAGCCAACTGTTTCAAATACGCGGTCACCCCGCGTTCGATTAATGCCCGTACATCGGCCAGTGTCGCATCGCTTGCCAGCGTCAACTTCACCTGAATGTTCATTGGCACTTCCTCGGCTGGCATCACGGACACCACTGGCCCTGCCGGGGCAACGCCTTCACCCTGTCCATCCTGCGTTGGGTCAACATACTTCTGCACGGCGGCTACCAGATCGGTGCCCGCAGCACGTTTTTCCGTGTCCAGCAGATACAATCCCACCGTGCCTGGTCCCTGCCATAAAGGAATGACACGCGTTGCACCAACACCTGGCACTTCACTTGCCCATTGCACATATTGCGACTTGTTGCCGCTCGTCCCTTGGTTGCGGACTTTGGCATAAAAGCGTTCCAGCAGCGCCGTATCGGCCTCAATATCTGCACCGCCTTTGATCACATCAACGTTCGTGACAGAAGTCACGCCACTTACAGGTGTAGACAGCACAGTTACCGTGCCCGCAGGCACGTTGCTGTCTTTTCCTGCAACAAGCGCTCGCACGCCTACCACCCCGAAGCCCTCAGCATCCAGTTCCACACGTCCTACCGTCTCATATTCGAGCGAAGCTTCGGCAGATACTTCATCCGCGAGTGTAGCCACGACCGTTCCAGCAGGCACCACTTTCCCCGGCGTACCCACGAATCTCACTGCACCCTGCGCCGCAACCGCAGCCCGCCGAGTAATACCGTGCTCTCCCGCCCGCAGATCCAGCTCTTCCGAACGAAAATTCGGATCACTGCTCGCCGCAGTACTTGCAAACCCCCGCCGCAATAATTCCTGCGCCCACAAAGCCGCTTCAGACAGCATAAACGCAACCGGAGCCTCCGCATCCCACAGGAACGAACCCTCCGACTTATCCAGATCCGCGGGCAGACGATCCAACATACGCTGCATAATCTGTTCCTCCGTCTCGTCCTCCAAATAACGCGGAATCTCAGCCATCCCGTCAGATCACCTCACTTTCCAGAATAAACATCTCTTCCTGCACACTTGCCACCCGACACGAGAACATGCACTGCTCCCGATTCCAATCAAACGTAAACTGGTCTACCGAATCCGTGCGTGGATCAGCCAGCAACGTCTCCGTCACCATCCGGGTAATCTCACTTTCCATCACACCTCGGCTATCATCCTGCCCCACCAGATCTTCCAGCTCCGAACCATAGTTCCGGGAGTAAATCACATGTCTGTACCTTGGCGTTTTCACGGCCTTAATGCACCACTGCACCCAGGCTTCATGTGCATCCGCCGCGGCTACTTTGCCACTTGGGGTCAATACAAAATCCCCTGCATCGTAATCGAATCGCCAGCTCCGTCCAAAGCGTACCTCTTCCGAAACCGCCCCCGACAAATCCTCCTCATCTCCCCAAACCACACCCGTTTCCGGAAACAAACTAGGCATGCGCACTCACCACCTTACACAGCACCACAATGTCGTTGCCGCCATTCACCCGCATCGCCAGTACGCGATCTCCCGCTTTTAATCCCTTACCAAGAGACCACACCGCTTCTTCCACTTCCTCTTCTTGCAAAAGAAACCGTCCCGTGTCCGTCGTTCCGCCGTTTGCCACGTCAGATATACCGGAGATCGCGCCAGCAGCCTCGCGCTCCGGCAGTCCAAGCGTGCCCGGCAACTCGGCCACGAGGTAATCCTGCACTTCGTGCTTGAAATCATCCAGCTTCACGCCGGATGAGGTCATCGTGCCCAGTACTGCTCCCAGCCCGCTCACTGCCTGCCGGGAATGTGTACTCATCGCACCCCGCATGACGTCGGCGAAATGCCCATACGGATCATCTTTATTCAAGGTAATACCTCCTTTTCACAAGCTCCGCCGTGCCCAGCTCCAGCGTCATCGTTCCAGGCCCGGCAGACAGATCACGGCTAACCGACATGACAATTAGTTTCAGACCTTTTACCAACACAGCGTCCCCAGCGCGGATCGTATTCACATCCGGTGCGGATATCGTAAAAGTCTCCTGAATACCCGTCAGATGACTTTTCGCCAGTTTTTTCGCCGCGGTTGTCGATTTCACCTGATCGTCTTCGATCAGCTTTTGCAAAGTGCCCAGTTCTTCCACATTATTCTGCTCAATCGCCAGCACTTTGGATGGGACTTCCTTGCCACTCGTAGACTCCGACGCTGCCATCACTTTCACCTTGGTGACCGCCCCTTCGAGCGTGCGCATCTGGGTTAGATCAATCAGTCGATCAAGTTCATACACCTTTGCATTACTTCCTACCTGGAAGAGCTGCAACCCGCCGGGTGTCATCCGTGGATGGTACATTTCCCCGCCGGACTTCGCCGTTTCTTTCAGATCGGCAAACATCATCGAAAAGATCGTCTGTGAACGATACACGGCTTTTCCCAGCTTTGTCTTGGTTTCCGGCAGCGTAGCATATGGAATCTTCCACTCTTTGGCGTAGGTTTTAAGTCGCTGCGTAGCAGTCTGGTCTTTGGGCAGTAAGAACTCGTCCTCCGATTTTTCCAGATAGATCATCCGGTCGTATACCGTGAGGGATAGCCGCTTGGTGCCGCTGTTCGAGCTTTCCACCTCCCAGATGACCGCAGGATGCAGCAGATGAACCATTGATTTTTCGCCAAAAGGAACCCCGCTAATCCGCACCGCCATACCCGGTGAGATCGAAGGCAGACCGGAAGATGCAGACACCGCCAGTCGAATGTTGGCCTGATACGCAATCTGGTCGAGCGAATCCTTCAGCGTAATCGTCTCCACCAGCTTGGTTATGTCGTATTTGTCGTCGACAATGACCTTGTAGGTCATGGCATCACCAGCTTTTGCCCCGGCTTGATCCGGTTCGGATCACTGCCGATGATCTTCGTGTTGAGCTTGTAGATCTCGTTCCATTTGGAACTGCTGCCCAGCTCAAGCTTTGCTATTTTGGACAGGGAGTCGCCAGATTTGACGGTGTAGGTCTTGCTACTCTTTTTCAAATCGGTACGAGAACCTGACTTGCTACCGGATGCCGCAGAGCCGACCTTCTCTACCTTGGAATCTCGCCATGTGCGCAGCGTAATATCAAAGTAAATATCTCCGCTCTCACCGCCCCGGAAGGTCGTATTGTGCGAGATCAGATATACCGGTACGTTCACCCCCGTGTTGGTGATGATGAAGCGCAGTGGTTTTTTTGATACCAGAAACGTATTCAGCATATTCATCGCTACCCGGGGATCTGGAAAATCTTTTTCGTACATGCAATAGGACGCATCATACTCTTTGGGAAAAAAAGAAGAGAAGGTGATCTCCTTCACCTTCTCCCCCTGTGCAAAATCAAACTCGCCATGCTCCAGCATATTAATCGTTTCATAACCTTTGGAACGTGAGATCATAAGCTCTTCTGGCTTCACAGGGAACTGGAACTTCGTTTTCCCATCGATCAGCGTAAATTCCATTCTGATCCCTTCCACGTTATCTTCAAATACAGACATACACGGCCTCCTTTCTGCTTAGGCCATAATCGTTTTTCGGTTTTCCATGGCACGGCGGAACTCGCCCGTAATCCGTTGTCCGACCTGCTTGGTGACAGCGTCGTAATCAATCGCATTTTCGCGCACAGTCACCTGCACTGCACCTGGTGGAATATTTATCGCAATCTGATTGGTAGTTTCGGTTTTGAAATCCTTTAAGTATCCGGCCAGACTGCTCATCTGGTCTTCAGATATCTGTACCGTCATCGTGGACGATTTTCCATTCGTCTGCGCAGCACCGTTACCAAGCGCTATGGCTTGATTCTGCATCATGCTTGTTCCCATGAATCCAGCAGATGTAGGCTGACCGACCTTGCTGTTCATATATGCGGCTGGGCCTGTTATGGTCAGTGCAGGTGGCATATAGGCAGGTGCCATCTGTGGGCCTGTTAGTACTTGCGACGGTGCAGCTACTGTTGCTGCCGAGACCGTCTTTTCTTCTTTTTTGGAACCAAAGCCGAAGAAACTGGATATGCCATCGGTGATTTTTTTTGTTTTCTCAGAGACGTAATCCGCTGCACCCGATAAAGCATCACCTACACCCTCGGTAGCACTAGACATAAAGTTTCCAATATCCTTCGCTTTGTCTCCAATCCAACCGCCCGCTGCACTTCCGGCCCGACTAAATAAGTCTTTCGATTTCTCAGCAATATTACTAGCCCCTGTTAAAGCAAAGGCAGTCATTTTCGTGATACCCTCCACACCACCATTAACCAAGCTACCTACCTTATCGCCAACCCAGCCACCTGCTTTCTCGCCAAGCCATCCACCTATTGCACCGCCTGCCACAGTTCCTCCAAATGGAAGAAGAAGCGTTCCCAGAACACTCCCAAGAGTAGTTCCAACTGCACTACCAGCAACAGAACCGACCGCGCGACCGCGTTCCTCTGGAGGAGCGCTTGCAAGATCTTTAATGTTGCTAAGCATACGAACCGGTGCCAACAATTTACCTGCCCCCTTGACAAACCCTCCACCCAGTTTACTGATGATTCCTGAGCCGCCGCCTCCTCCTGCTGCTCCACTACCTCCGCCACCAAATAGTCCTTTTATGTCTCCCCACATTCCATCGATACCACCGATTAAATCAGACCCTGCAGACGAGAAATCGTTCACAAAAGCAGCTCCGCGCTTCGTAACCTTCATAGCCTTCTTCCACTTTTTACCCGGTGTAGATGGCCTTTTGATTTCGTTCCACAACTTTTTCCCACTACTCCTGGCAGCGAACCCCTTTTGCACTCCAGATGAAATCGATTTACCTCGATCAAACATACCTTTCATCTTTTGCATAAAGGTTTTAGGTTTCGCTTCGGCCGCTGGTGCCGCTCCAATATTGATAGAGTCTATCTTGGTACTCAGCATATTAATAGATTGGGTATTAGTATTCAAAGCATCGATCAGTGGCTGTGAATTCACATTAACGGATACACCTGAAATCTGGTGGCTGACTTTGAGTTGCACACTAGCTGTAGCATTCAACATCTTAGATCGGATTTGCTTCATTTTTCTCAACAAACCATTTAATGCTGGAGTAGCACGGTCAACCAGATCTACCGTCGGTGTGATTCGCAGCCTGCTGATTCGCACAGCCATACTATATATACTTTCCAACCTGCGCCCTGTCGTTCTCAGCTCATTGTTCACCTTAATCAGACTCTGATATCGAACTCTGCCCAGACGTTCCGTCGAGCGCTGGATCTGATCCAGGTATCGAAGGGTTGTCCGCATTTCGGCATTGGATTTGGATAGACCTACAATCATTTCTGCCATTATTTCACCTCCTGCCTTATATGGTTATCGATTCATTTGCGAGGTGATCGCTGACATTTCTTCTTCAGAAAATGCAATCAATAGCGAACGCTCCCCGCGTGGCAAAGACCAGAACTCTCCGGGCCGGAGATGATGACGCACCCACATGTGATACAAGAACGTGGTCATCCCGCCGGAGTGAATCAGTTTTTTAGGTCTTCAATCTCCACACCAAAGCCGGACAGCTCCAGCACTTTATCCCCTACAGCATCCAATTCACCAGCGAGCAACATACGACGTACTGCCTGTTCGCCACCGGATAGCTTCATACGGCCAGTAATACGGGTGTCCCCCCAGCCGGACAATTCCAAGCTGCGAACTTTTAATTTCACCGTTGCTTCGGAAATGAGTAGCGCGTTAAATGTTTCGGTATCCACCTTTTCCTCGGTGCGGCCTTTGGTCGTTTTTCGAATGGTACAGCGTTCGCGAATGTGATCCACTTTGGAAGACGTCAGTCCACGCAAGGTCAACAGCAGATCCAGACGCTGAATGCGCACATTCTCCTCTGGCAAACGTTCTGCTGCTTCAAATAACTGATCCAAAATCTGTTCTTCGGACATATTTTCATTCATACTCATCTGGTGTTATCTCCTTCTTGTTTCACGAATGGGTTCATCGATGCCATCTTCCAAGCCTGTAGAGACAACAAAGAGACCGAGATCATCTCGGCCTACAATGGTGCCCATATTATTAATGAAGTAACTATGCAATCACGCTTGAGCAAACTAGCTTCAACACGTGACCACTTCCAACCTTTAGTTCGCCACAATTGGATTCAGCAACTCAAATCCTTCGAACGTAAAGCCCGTTTCCTCTGGTACTTCCTCACCCGCTGTCCAGTTGGCAAGCTGAATTTTGTCCACCATGCAACCTTTCAGCAATACACTCTCATGTCCATATGATTCAGGGTCATTCAGCTTCGAAATGATCTCGAATTTGGTGAAGCCGCGCTGGATCATATCCGAAGTGACTTTGTAGCCCGTCATCGTGCCTGTTCCTTTTTTCGCGCCGTTTTTGTGCACCTTCCAGTCGTTACCGACCAGGTTCAGCTCACGCTTTTCAATCTCTACACTCGCTTCCAACTTGTTAATGTTTGTCTGCCACACACCATCGATATGCAGTTGACCATGGGTACCGAGAATTACTCTTGACGCATCCAACATATTTTTTCCTCCTTAAAATTAAAAAATCACGTTTTCCTTCCACACAACCTTATTGCACATAAAATGTACCAAACAACTGCTCCATCACATCCGTCAGCTTCACATTCCATTGCAGGAATACTTGATCCGCTTCCGGTTTGAGAACTGGTGCCGCACCATAATACGCCGGATCAAGAATGACATCATAGCCATCGGCTTCAATCACATTGCTCTGTGCGAGCAGCGCCAAATAGGCCTTCATGGCACTAATCAGCGCCTGACGACCCTCTTCGGTATTGTTTACTTTACCGATATACGTATCTTCCGCGGAGCGCTGCAGATCCGTGTTGATGGCGTCCAACACACGAATGGAACGAATTTTTTTCCACGCATTATTCTGTCCAGCGGCCGGCGTTACCAGTGTGTTTACACCGCGAAGTGCTTTCACCTGACGTCCATCATGGAAGAAAATAAATACACCATTCTGTACTGCCTGCTCCTGTTCTGCACGCGTCCAGCGACGTGTCACATCATCGAACGGTGTAGCTGCATAAGTGGTGGATTGGTTCAGACGTTGTCCGGCGATCAGTCCCGCGACATAGGCGGACGTCTCCGCGGAGCTGTAGAATGCATCTCCAAGACGCAGGCCTGTACCGACATTAATCACACCCTCATGGTTGAGCGCAAGCGAACGTGCTGCTGCTTTTTGTGCTGCTGTAGCAGAGGTATCATCCGCTGCGGAACCGCCAAACACAGCCATCACCGGCTTGCCTTCACCACGCACACGTTTTACCCATGCCGCAAAGCTCGCAAGCAAAGGTGCATCAGCCGCCTGATCCAAAGCCAAAACGTCGAATTGCTCCCCTTCCAGCGCACCCTGCACAGCAATGTACTCTGCATTGGTCAGGTCGTCGTTGCCACTTACGCCGCCTTTGAATGCCGCACCCGCAACAGTTGCCACTACACCTGCACCATCGCCCATCGCCTGCGCCGTTACCCAGACATTTCGTTCATCCGCGTTAATCTCTTTGGCCAGAGAAGCTGCTGAAATATCCGCAGTCAGGAGCGCATACAACATCCGGTTACCTTCAAAAAGGCGCACTTCATGTTTCGTATTATCAATCACACCTGGCTGGATGGTGACGTAGAATCCATTTGCACGATCCCCCGGATACTTCGCATCCAGTTGCAGCACATTGGCATCACTGCTGTCCTTCAAAGTAAGCGTAGCTACTTTGGCCGCAGCACTTGCTACCCGATAAGCGAGCAACTTCTTCGGCCCACCCAACAAGGCGAGCTTCAAGGACGTATAAGCCGTACCATTGTCCAGCACATTCGCCGCATACATGCGTTCAATCGCCGCTTCGCTCCCTACTTCAACAAAAGTCCCTACAGGACCCCAGTTGGCCTTGATCGGCACAACGACCGTTCCCCGCGTACCCGCTTGAATGGCTGAGGATGCTGCCGCCTGAAAATTCATATATAAGCCCGGAAGGACCGGACGATTCGTTTGTTCCCAAGTTCCACCTGCCATTATCCCTTCACCTTCACTTTCATAAATTGGTTAATTCGTTCTTGCGTTTCTTCAATGGAAAACGTCTCTTGCGCCGCTTCGTACAGCGCACCGTACAGCACCTCTGCCTTAACGGCAAAGAGGGCTTCTGCATGATTCATCAGTTCTGCCCTTGTATACCGCGGGGCTGCCTGTTTGGTTTTTTTCACTGAGCTTGCCATTGCCATCTCACCTCATTTGTTGGACTACTAATTTCGTGAAACATTGATCTTTAAGCTTGACCTATGAATTTTTGATCCTATTAACCTATGAATTTGAAGCTATAATTTTGAACCTAAAGCAATCTACTCAAAGCTATAATCTGGAACCAACCCTTAATAGAAGGTTCCTCTGGGCTCAACTTTTACTCCATGCCTTTGCTATGGTGAATCTCACGAATCAAAGGCACATTTGTACCCGGACGACGAATCCGCTGCTGTAGTGTCAGACGAATCTGTCCGTTTAGATAGGCATCTGCCTGTAAATCTGCCTTGACTTCATCCACTGTGATATATCGCGTGTTACCTTCTTGCTCTTCGCCACCCGTTTCAGTGACGGCAAGACGAGATTGCACTGCAAGTTGCCGGACCAACCGAGTAACGGTCTGCCGTGTTAGCACCGAATGATCGGTGAGCACATGCCCAATCCACTGTTGTCGAACTTCCAATGCCGAAGTCCCCGCCACAGACGTGCTGTATCCAGCCAATCGCCATAACACAGACGGCTTCTCGTACCCACCAGGCCATACATCCCCATATACCGACCAGTTCGAGCCAAGCTCCTGCTGTGTCCAGCCTTGAAGCGCAGCTAACCATGCGTCCTCTGTTTCAACGAGAGCAGTTCCCGAGTCTTCGGGAACATACACTCCGAATCGCAGACTACGCGTAAGGATGCCAGACCCTGCATCCACCCGGTCACTATCTGAAGAACCCAGATAGATACAAGTGAATGCCCCACCTGCTTCATCCACCAGTCTTACCTGATGCAACCCTTCGATTAGAAGGGCTGACCAAGCTTCCACTTGTTCAGCGCCACCATCTTCCGGACGAGCGTATGGTGAGATTTTAATAATCCGTCGATATCCCGCCCAAGCAGACTTCGGCACCTCTTCGGCAAACGCAACCACGGCACAAGGCCCGGCCAACACTTCGCCTGACGCAGGTACATCCAGCACACGACCGTCCCAATCTGGAACAAGTACCGCGAGCTGCTGTTTTAGCGTTTTTTTAATGAGCTTACTCATTTTACTGGTGCTCATGGCAGTGCTAATCTCATTGTTCATAGACACATTCATTTCGCCCCCTTTGGCTGCAAGTTTGAGATCTGCCCACATATTGCAGCGATACGCAAGCAGCAGTAGAACCCCCCATTAACACAGCGTCTGAATGACTACCGAACCCTTGCAGGGACTACATTCACCGCATTAAAAAGACCGGCCACCTGGCCGGTCTGTACATTAGCGTATGTGCTTTCGGTGCGTCCCTTGCTATTGATCCGATAATACAATCTTACACCCTTTTATCCCTAGCGCGGATGGTGATTGGTATGACTTCGGTGCGATTAAGGGAGTATCTCGGGTGGAAAAAAGACGACACCTGTTCTGATTGCCTAACACAGCAATCACTTTTATATTGATATCACAATAATGTTGTTTATTTACATTTTATTGCGGGTGTAATATCCTTCGTATATAGGCTGTACGTAATTAGACGAAGTGTGAAGCATTAAGAAAGGCGTTTGTGATGCGTTAACAGTTAACTATCCCATGTAGAGAGTGAGATATTGATTATGAAAAAAGAACTTATTATGCATTCACCTGTAATTCAAGGTTATCCGATTCATGCTAATATGAATTCTATTCTTCCCAATCACCCTTCCTACCATGAATGGTTATTTACGAATCACATGCAACTGAGGTTTGATTGCTACGAACCGGATACTTTCCACTTGGATTTCTACCAGCCATTAATGAGAGAGTACCATCCGTTGTTAAACATTCACAGTATACAAAAAGAAATGCTCCAATTGCTCAATTTAAATGTTACCGATTTCTTCATAGAGTCAATTAATAATGGTAACTACATTTATGTTCTTATCGATAAACAATATATTAAAGCCTATAGAACTGAAGAAAGTGCACCTCATGATTTATTCATATACGGTTATGATCGGGATAATCAAGAATTTAATATTGCAGATTTTTTTCCGGACCCGTTGCCCACATATAAGAAAACAAAGGGATCCTTTTATGAGATTGAGCAAGCCGTCAATGAACATATCAACTATAAAGAGGATTGCTGGGATAATGTATTTGGTATACAACTTATCTCCATGAATTCGTTCAAGTCCTATCGTTTCAATTTGGAGTTTTTCAAAACCTCACTGAAACATTATCTTAATTCCACGAATAGTGCTGCATACTTTGAGGCCATTGAAGGCATTCCAGCAGAAGAGCAATGTCTGCACGGCAGCCTGGACCCTGTATTTGGTATCCACATTTATAACAAATTAATTGAATCTGTTCGTGCCGATCATCAATATATACGAGCATTACATATGTTATCCGAGCATAAGACGTTAATGACCAAGCGAATTCATTATTTACATAAACTTGGACTAATCGATGGCAATCTGTTTTACAACCTATTTGAGGATATTGAACTAAAGGCTCGTTCTCTTCGAAACAATGTGCTTAAACAAATCATAACCAATGAACACTCACTCACTATACCCAAACTGACTTCAATGATTGAAGAGCTTTCGAATAAGGAGTACATTGCACTTGATAAGTTAGCCAGTGCAATAGGGTAG